GTCCTCTTCCCTCATATTCTGAATCACGTAGTTCACATCGTCCCACGTAGCGGGGCGATAAAGCTGCATTAGAGCCTTTGAACTGACTTCGGTGAGATAATGCCTTGCCATTCCGCCGAGCCAAACGAGGAGGGGAACGGGCTGTCATTAAACAGTTGGATACGAGCCTTCAGGTTCTCTGACATCACAGGGATGCGATACTTACCGGAAGCGAAGGGCTGCTTGCCCAGCTCAGCCTCCTCAGAGCCAACCACAAAGCCAACAAATGTAGACGTACTGTCTGCACGTCCCGGCATGATGAGCTTGGTCTGGAAGTAGGCAGTATCGTGGTACTGCACAGTGAGATACCTGATCTGCGTCCTACCATCGAGCATAACGATCTCACCATTGTTCTTCTGCTGTTTAGCGAAGAGTGTCGAGAACTCGTAGAACATCGTGTAGGGCAGGCCAACAGTGTTGGTGTAGCCAGTGATGTCACCGGGAACGACAAACTCGTTAGCAGCTATTTTTGTAACAGGCTGTCTAATACCTACAACCCCGTTAGCTAGATCGGATGACACGACCTCAATCGTACCTGACGTTTGCCACGGCAGTACAATAGAAGTTGTATCGGTAATCGAGCTGTACGTCATATTACCAGCCAACAGCGTGTAACGACGGTCAAGCATGATCTCATAGTTGGTATCAGTGTCGAACACATCTTCATCAAGGCGCATACGCTCAAGGAACACGCCATTAGGACGTTCGACAAGCAAGTACAGGTACGTGCCAGAGAAGTCAGCCCAGTAAATGCGATTGCAGTCACTGAACGACCATTTGGTCCACGCACTTTGCACTTTACGATCACCAGCCCAGAAGAACTTGTAGACATAGAGTGACGCAGGGTCATTCTCGGAATAGACTACAAAGCACTTGGCTCGATTGGATGCTGCGGTGAAGCGAACACTGTTCTCAATAAGCTCTGGGATGGGAGCTGAAACTTCGTCAGCATCGTCCTGCGTTGAGTTATCTTTTGGAAAGAACTCGTAGACCTTTGAGAAGTTGTAGTCCGCACGGTCATCCACGAAGTACACCGAGTTACCCATGTTGAGGGGCGGTACACGTGTGGAGCAGTTGAACGACGTGCTATACAGGATGTTAGCAGTCTTCTGACCGAGGTAATTCTGGTAGGTAAAGCGAAACTGGTTCTTCTCTGACATCAGCAGGAGGTCACGGTTGTACGCGACTGCGTGATAAATAATGTCCACATTAGAGTGGAGCACAGCCAGATCGAGAAGGTCGCTGTCAATGAGCTGAGCACATGTCGTCCTGTAGAAGTTCTCGAAGTTATCGGATTCCGACAGGATAATGTTTTCGTCAGCTAGGATACCTAGACGGTTCGTATAGACGAAGATGTCGTTGATCTTAGTGTCAACAAATGAAGGCGTACGAGAGCTTTCGTCATCACCTACGCTGCGGTCAGCCCACGTGTGACGCTTGAATGTCCACGTGCCATCGTTCTCACGAACCAGTACGTGAGGCATAGTAGCGTTATCGAGACGCTCGCCAGCACCATAGTTTAGCGTTTCCCGCCAAACACCGTTGCTATACACTACGTAGTAATCGTCTCCAGCTTCTTCAACTTTACCAGCAACTCGAACGATGCGGCCTTCAGGAGAAGTAGGAGGGAGATCCGCGAAGGACTGAACATCAGTGGTGAATGCGCGAACAGATTTGTCACCAGTGCCACCCTGTGTACGCAAGACTGCATTTGATGGGAGGTTTGTGATGGTGAGTGTTGAACCTGTTTTTGTCACCGAGTAGCCATTGGCAACAAGGTCATCACGAAGCTCACCAGCGATAACTGATGTATCAGGAACTGCGCTAGAGGCATCCACGCCTTTAGGAGTTAGGTATTCGGCCTTCAGAACACCGTTCACGTATACGGAGTAGTACGTGTTTGCGATAGACTGTGTGACAAAGATAGTGCCCATGAGAGCTGGGTTAAGTCGTGTACCAGTACCGACAGGCTCAGCCACAGCAGTCTTACCCACAACGACGTTGCGGTTTGTAATGAAGGTGTAGTCACCAAAAGTCACAAAGCGAAAGGCGTCTACAGGAGAAGCCGCATTGAGATAAGTTTTGCCATTAGGGAAGGCAACAGTCTGGAACGAACCAGTATTCAGATCGAGGACCTTGAGGTCGCCATTCTCCAACAGGGCAAGGTATCGGTAATTTTCGTTACGCTCAATCAAATAGCCGCAAGCACCAGCAGTCAGTGCTGAACCAATGTTAGCCACGTGCCGGGTAGGAGGACGCTTCTGTAGACCGCTCACAATGGAGGGCCATGTGTTGAGCATGTCCTTACAGGCGTTAGTCAGACGAAGCTGAGCAGGCTGTTGAGAGATACCACCGACGAGATTAGGAATAGTGCTTGAGACTAGAGGCATTAGCCGAAACCTCCACGCGAGAAGTAACCACGGGTTACGATCTTCTGAGTGGACCAAGAATCGTACAGCATGTTTCCATCTGCCGTCTCGGTCTCCTCTTGCATGAGGACAGTCCAAGCACGCTGCTCATCTTGAGCCGCAAACTTATAGAGAGTTTCAGAGCCAAGCAGACGCTGTTGGAGCAAGCGAGCTGCTCGCATAGTGATAAACTGCTTGGCAGCGAAGGGAAGGTCTTCAAAGGCGAGCTGGACATAAATCTCCACCTTCAGTTCATCATCGAACGTGTAGGTTGAGTTCTCAACATCAAACAGCTTACCGCCACGCTGCAC